CGTGAACCTGTACCCGTCGCCGCTCGGCAGTTTGCTGGCGCCGCCGATGTGGGCGTCGAGGAGCGGGTCGGCCGGGTGGAGGACCCGCCGCGCCCGGACGAGGTCGGCGAGGCCCTGACAGAGCTCGGCGACGCGCATCCCGGTGAGTTTCTCCTGTTCGGGCCAGGTTTCGATGATGGGGGCGAGGGCGCCAGCTGGGCCGGTGGGGTACCAGCCGAACGCCTGCCATTTGATGCGGTCGCGCAGTTCGGCGAGTTCGTTGCGCGCTTCTTCGCTGGTTTTCCAGGCGCGGACGAGTTCGACGCGCGCCCGCCCGTCTTCGAGGACGCCGGCGACGGCGAGGGTGGCGTGCTGGCCGTCGGGGGCCATGTCGAAGCACGCGGCGAGCCTGCCGCGGAGGGCGTCCATGGTGCCTGACGGGTCGGCGCAGTCACCCCATGCAGCCTGATCAATCGCGCCGTCGAGGTGGTCCACCTTCTGGCACAGCACCTCGGTGCGGAACACGTTGGGCGGGTCGGTGGCGAGCGCGGTCCTGATGGCGGCCTCGGAGACGGTGTAGCCGAGGCCGGGGTTCGCCTGCCGCCATGCGTCGGTGTCGCCGAGCTCGCAGCCGTCCACCGCGGACCATTCGAAGATGCCGATGGACGGGTCGGCGCCGGAGAGGGCGGATTCGCGGAGGCCGTTGAGGACGACGGATTCCTCGTCTCCGGCGTTGGACATGCACCAGATTTGGCTGTTGGCGCGGGCCATGGTGGTTTTGGAGAGGGCGGCCCAGGCGTCCCAGTTCCGCTGCTCGCGGAGTTCATCGATGGTGACCTCGTCGTTGGAGCCGCCGCGGCCTGCTTTGCGGTTTGCGGCGCCGATTTTGTACCTGGAGCCGTTGGTGAGCCAGAACGTTTCGTCGCCGTTGACGTTTCGGGTGTTGGCGAGCTCGCCGGCGAGTTCGGGGCTGGCGCGGATTGTGTCCTGGGCCATGTTCCACTGTTCGCGGGCGAGGCCGACTTCCTGGGCGACGCCGAGGATGCGGGTGCGGGGGTACATGAACATGCGCCAGTTGGTGACGGTGCGTTTGAGGTGGCTTTTGCCTGACTGGCGGGCGACGACGATGAGGACGATGCGGAAGCGGAATGAGCCGTCTGGGTTGAGTTCGAGGGCGTGAATAGCTGCCCATCGCTGCCAGGGCAGGAAGGGTTCGCCTGCGATTTCTGCGAAGTCGGCGCATTCATACCCGAGGGATGTGCGCCGGTTGAGGGGCCGTTGTGGGGGTGTGCAGAGCCGTGGCTCGGTTTTTCCGGTCAGTTTTCTAGCCACGGCGGCGTTCGCGGGCCTTGCGGAGCCGGTCTAGCTGGTTTTCGGTGTTCTGCGCGGGTTTTGGCGTGTTTTTCGCAAGATTTGCGCGTGCGGCGGGGGTTGCGCCGAGGGATTCGAGGACGCGGTGGAGTTCGGCGCCCAAATGCCACATGACGGAGGCTTGTTTGGGGTCTGGGGTCTGGTCGATGACGCGGGCGTACCGCTGGCAGAGCTTGACGGCTGCCTCGTCTTCGGGGCCGATCTTGCCGTCCGCCTTGAGTGCGGTGATGGTGGCGGCGACAGCGGGCCAAAGCAACTCGGAGACGTCCCGCAGCGCAGCCACTAGATCACTTCCTTACCTGATAGCCAGGAGCTCGTCCCGGATACGGCCAGACTGGAGGTCTTCGGGGCGCCACACTGCCCAGTCGCCGCCGGCCTTCTTCAGGTCTTCGCCGCACTGCACCTGCGGCATGGTCAACTTGCCGAGTTTGGTCTTCAGTTCGCGGTAGATGATCCGCGAGCCATAAACCACGAGGTCGGGCCACCCCCTGTTTGACCGGCGACTATCGGCGGTGTGATACCAGTGGAGGCCAAGCACCCGGATCAGCTGGATGACGGCTTGCTGGAACTGCTGCTCACTCATCGGGGGACACGCCAAAGAGTGCGTTGCTGGCACCGGCCCACGTCGCCGCACTGTCGCCGTCAACGGCGCGCGTCAGCCGGTGGAGGCGCTGTTCGCGGTCCTGGTCGTCACGCTTAGCGCGCTGGCCGGCCTGCACTAGGGGCTCGGTCACCTCAACCTTGATGTGCTCGTGCTGCTTCCAGAGGTCGCCTATCTCGGACTCCGGGCCGTAGGTGTCGAGCGTGATGCCCGGCAGGAAGTACAACCCGAGCTGAGCCTGCCCTGTCCGCTCTCGCTCGCGCTGGCGCTCAGCGTCCGCCAGGGTGTTCTTGATGTCCCGGATCTTCTCGTCAGTGTCCCGGGGGTCATACGGCTCGCCGGGGTCGGCCACTTCGACCGCTGGAAAACCGGCCCGCGCGAGCTGATCCCAGTTCTGAAATCCGTGAGCGCACTCACGGATTTCGGCCTCCGTTTGGTAGGTCCGAGCGCACCTCAGACGCCGCTGGATCTCCTGCTCGGTCAGCTTGTAACCGGCTGCCGTCGCGTTGGCGATAAGCCGATCGAGGACGCCGTGCTTCAGGTTCCCTCTCGGAGTCGTAGCGCTGCGGTCCTCAAGGAAGCGCCGCCCCCACTTCCAGCGCTCGACGATGCCGCCCGTGTCACTGGCGACGATGTACTTCTCTTGCCGCAGATACCGCGTGAACCTCATGGCCAACTCCCCTGACTGTCCCTGGCCGGCGGTTTGAGGAAGCCCCCCGCGCCAGGGGGTACGAGGGGCTCCCAGACTTGGTGTGTGCTCGCCGCGCAGCGGGTTCGCACCGTGTTGCGCGTGTCGCGCGTAGTTCATTGTGCAGTATGCCCACCCAATGTGTACGATGACGCGCGTTAGCCTCGCCAGGCGCAGGTTTCTGGCGAGGCTTCTGCGTCTGGCGGGGCCGGAGCTCGACTCCTTGGAGCGGGGTTGGCTGCTGTCGGCGCTGGGGTGCCGCGTTCACTGCTGGGCCGCGCCATCTCCGGATGGCAGGCCAGGAACGCCAGGACCAGGGCAAAGCCAGCCCTCCAGGCCGTCCGCGAGCATCTCCTGACGGTGTGCGGCCTCGCCGCGATCGACGTCGGCATGTTCCACGCCGGCGCTATCGCCGGGTGGGTCGCGGTGGGCGTGTCGCTGCTCGTCGCCGACTTCCAGATGCGGGGATAGACGGTGCCAAGCCTGCTCGGCCGCCTCGCCGCCCAGGTTTCCAATCAGGGTTCACCGGTCCCGATGGCGGGCAGCGCCTCCGGCAGCTTCGCTCTCCCGTTCGGCGGCCTCGGCTCCGACACCGAGGGATACCTCCGCGCCTACGGCACCGTCGGGACGGTGTGGCAGATCGTCCACCTCCTCGCCTCCAACGTGGCGAAGCCGCAGTGGAAGCTTTACCGGTCGTCGAAGGACGCCCGCGTCCGCTACACCACCTCCGACCAGGGCTCAGATCAGCGGGTGGAGGTCGTCCAGCACCAGGCGCTGACGGTCCTGAACAAGCCGGCGACGATCACGTCCCGCGGCGTCGATCTGCCGGTGTGGTCGAGGTTCGGCCTGTTCGAGGCGTGTCAGCAGTATCTGGAGCTGGCGGGTGAGGCGTTCCTGGTGGTGGACCGGGCGGGCAGCAGCAGCGTGCCGCTGGGCCTGTGGCCGGTGCGCCCCGACCGCATGACCGAGGTGCCCGACCCGTCCGCCTACCTGAAGGGCTGGGTGTACACCTCGCCGGGCGGGAACGAGAAAATCCCGCTCTACCCGGACGAGGTCATCCAGGTCAAGTACCCGAACCCGCTGAACCCCTACCGCGGCCTGGGGCCGGTGCAGTCGGTGCTGACGGAGGTTCAGGCGGCGCGGTACGCGGGCGAGTGGAACCGGAACTTCTTCACGAACTCGGCGCGTCCCGACGGGGTGCTGCAGGCCGACCACTCGCTGTCTGACGAGGAGTGGAACACGCTGACGGAGCGGTGGCGGGAGGCGCACCGCGGCGTCGGCCGCGCGCACCGCATCGCCGTCCTCGAGGCGGGCGTCACCTGGGTACCCACCAGCAGCACGATCAAGGACATGGATTTCCCGAACCTTCGCAACGTTTCGCGGGATCTCATCCGTGAGGCGTGGGGGATCCACAAGATCATGCTCGGGAACAGCGACGACGTGAACCGCGCGAACGCCCAGACCGGTGAGGAAGTGTTCGCCAACTGGTCGGTGTCGCCGCGGCTGGACCGGTGGCGCGACGCGCTGAACAACCAGTATCTGCCGCTGTTCGGCTCTGCGGGGATGAACGTCGAGTTCGACTACATTTACCCGCTGCCGCAGAACCGGGAGCAGGACAACGCGGAGCTGATGGCGAAGGCGACGGCGGCGCTGTCGCTGGTCCAGGCGGGTTACGACGCGCACGACGTCGCCTTCGCCATCAG